AATTTAGCTAATGTATTAGGACCGATACCACCGTCTGCAACAGTACCAATCATTGTCTGTAGATATTTTGCACTACGACCTGGTCCTGCATTAACGCCAAAATCAAAAACGCAAAGGTCTAAACCATTTGGTAGTTCATCACCTTTCATTTTGTCCCAATAACCTTTTTTGTAAATTGGTGCCACATCTTCAACTGTTAAGTCTTTCATATTTTTTTGGCCACCATGTTCTACATATACTCTTTTAGTTACACCAAGATTTGTTTCTCCGCCTGGATCCTTTGGATGATTTACATAACCACCCTCATGGTGTAATATTGTTTCTAAGCACTTATCATAATTTGCTTGCATTTATTTACCTCTTGTTATTTGTAAAAATTTCTCAATCTGTGCCTTAATAATCGGTGTTCTATTAGGCCAATGGATATAAGGTTCGTCACTCTTCATAAGATTGTATAAGAAAGGAAGTATTAATTTCTCTGCCTCTTTAAATCTTTTTGTAACATCTTCACTCTCTAGTGTTTCAGTTACTTTGTCTTTTTCTGCCACTATTTGCATAATCTCATTCATCATTGACTTAATATCACCAACATCTGATTTGACTTTTGCTAATTCAACATTATTAGTTTCAATTACCGAAGTATCTACACTTGGTGTAGATTCAGGTGCCTTACTGACAGGTGTAAAACCCCAATCTTGGTCTAGGTCATACTCTCGTAAATAATCTGGTATATCTTTTGCCATTACTTTTTACCTTGTTGTCTCTTTCGGTGTTTAGAAATAACTTGTTGAGTTCTAACTTCTTTAATAGACTTTTTTCTATGTTGGTCTGCTAATGCACTAGTTGGATGAGCGTCTGCAATTCTTGACAGATTATCTTTCCAACCACCGTCATTTTTCATATTACCCATACCTCTAACACCACTAGATATATTTATAGTTGTCAACATCTGTTTAATGTGTTTATTCTTCTTTAGAAAAGTTTCCTTTTCTGCAATAGACATCATTTCGTCATAGACCTTTTTGGTCTTGGTGTTTTCAAAGGTGTATATTGGCATTAGCTTTTAAATGGGTCTTTTTTTGTAAAATACTTATTAAGCATTTCTAATTCATCATCATACTCGGCAATAATTTTTAACTCTTTTTCAATAGTTTCAAGTGTATCAGGATGCTCTGCTATACCAGCAGTTTTCTCTAACAACACTTCAACATTTACTTTGTGTTTTTCAATATGGCCTTCAGCATGCTTTTTTAATGCTTCAATCATTTGTTCACGCATGTTTAGTTTCTCCTAGTTCATTGTTATTTATCACATCAAAATTGTTGTAAGTTTGGCACCATGTAGGTTTGCCTGTGTTACTAATTCTGAAAGTAATTCTATGTAATACTCTTTCTGCTAAAATAGAAAGGTCGTTTTGGTCTCTTTTATGTAAACTTAAAATCTGGTCACTCAATACTATATCACCTATTTCATACATATGTTGATACATGTATTTATCCTGAAACATAAAATCATATAAATCGTTGTATAATTTATCATCATTTGTAATTATTTTACATCTGTTATTTGTGTAAAAATATATACCAGTTTTGCCTATAATATTTTTTTGTATCAACCACATTTTATATTTACTTTTATTAGTCATCATTTTATTCAGTTGATTATCAGGTAAACCTTTAGCCCATACTTCAGGCGAATATTCATATTCTGCATATACATTATTACATCTATCTTTTAAATCTTGTGGCATATCTTCATAAACTTTTGTGGTGTTTAACCATGTTGTAGATGTACCCTCACAATGAGTCCAACCTTGCAATGCGACACCATCTGCTCTAGTAGGTCCGTTTAAGTTGGCATGCCAATCTAAAATACCACTTCCGAATATACCTGTTCTCTTGCCATTAATTCTTTTATGTGCTACTCTCTGTACAGGATATGTGTTTGGATTAGGCCAATTATTAGGTTCTATAAAACCATCTTCATCTGTTGGTTTGTATTTCTCTTCACCTGTAATAGGGTCAAAGTTAAATTGATTCCAATTTGCAATACGACCAATATGACTTATAAAATTAGTATATGTGGCAGGAGTTCTATCTTGTTTTTTTAAGACAACAACTGTAGCGTCTTTAAGTACATTTTTAATAACTTCAGCAGATTGCTGATTAATGTCTCTAATATCAAAGTTATCAATTTGTACAGCTACGCCGTTATTTAATGATGTAAAATTCATTATTCACCTATATGTCAGCAGAATTAAGATACTGTTCAACACCATTAGAATACCATAATGGTACTTTAGCAGGAGATTTCCATGTAGCAAATCTTCTTTTCTCTATGATGTAATACTTTCTATAACTTTCAACTGCGTCACCTGGTATCTTACAATGTTCAGGCATAGCAGGTTTTGGGTCTGTAGCAATCTTATTGTACAGAGCATTCTTTGGTGGATGTTTAAGTACATCACCTAGTTTGTCAATAGTCAAATGATTTTTTGTATGATTGTATCTCTTCTTGTATTCTTCATTAAGAGCCATCATATGTTTGTATAACCACATGTAATTGTATGCCGACTCAAACAACCATATTGTACTAGGGTGTTTTACCCAACCAGCTTTGTATAGTAATGGTTCTAAATTAGAATTAGGGTGTTTCCACCTTTTAATCTTACGACCATTTTTAGTCTTGTCGTAATATTCTGTACCGTCCATAACTCTATGACATGTTGATAGAAGTTGTGCCGATTCTAAAATCATTTTAACAATGTGTTTATCACACATTTGTTCAGCAGCTCTTACTGGATGTTTATCTACATAAAATACATTCATTAATTAATCGCCTTTCTAAAATAATCTTCACGGCCATACATCTTACACAATTTAGAGAACACATTGTACCAGTAATCCTTAGCCCAATCTGTTCTTGAATCTCTACATGCTGTTTCAGCATTTTTGATTCGTCTATCTTTTAATTTCTCACTAATCATAACTACATTATATACCATTTATTTACTTTTGTCAACCTCCAAATAACGCTTATTTGGTGTTGATTTCTGCGTAGGAAGTTCATTCCACTCCATTATCTGGTCTAATTTAAGTCTTATCTCATCAGGATCCAGACCTAATTTCTTCATTTCCTCTGCACCCATATTTCTAAAAAATGCTTCATAGTCTCTATTCTTTAAGTCTCTACTACCTAATTTTTTAAAAAAGTCTTTATAAACTTTATTGGAATCTCTGACTCTTTTCGCTCTAGCTTTTGCGTTAGTAGCTTCTTTTTGGTAATCTTTTTGGATTTTGGTTTCGTTTTCTTCTTTGGCAACTTTTCTACTCCTTAATGATATGTTGGCCGCTATCAATAACAATACAGCCAATGGGTCAAATACAAAGATTAATACTATTATTACCCACCTAACAGCTTTGTCAAAATGGTCCTTTGCCTCGTCACCATATATTAATTCTGCAATATATTTAATTGGTCCTACTTCGGCCTCAATCTTATCTTGTTCTAATTTAAGAGTAGCCTTTTCTGTAGTTAATTTTGCAATTACATCACTTGCATTGTTTATAGCAAGTGTCAATGCGTCTCTTTCTGGTTTTTGTTTTGCTCTCTCTTTTAGACCTCTGGTCACATACTCCATATCAACATATTTTTCTAATGCACTATCTAATAGAGTTAATGTTTTATTAGACCTTTCTATAATTTTTTCTTGTTGTATAATTTGATTATCAATCAATTCAATCTTAATATTATTTGATGATGTTGGTTGCACTTGGTCAAGGTGCGCCTTTGATAGAAAACCAAATATACCCATAGAGGTAATAAAGATTAAAACTATTACTGCAAATGTAAGATATGCCTTTATAGTTTTAGGTACAAGTTTATTGCGCCAGTTGTTATACAACCAAGAGGCGGCAACTAATTTACCGACCTCTAATGCACTACCCATAGCAATGATAGGTATTACTGCACCTGCAAATAAAGTGGATAAACCTATAATAGAATAGCCAGCGGCTATTACAGATATAGAAATCGCACTTAAAAAAGTTATTATTATTGTAAACATATTATCCTAGTTTAAAATTGGTATATCGTATTCAGTTCTTAGCTTTTTAATTATACTTCTTAATTTCGGAAAGTATTTTTTATCAGCTGCATAAGCACCAAGTGTTTCTACATATTTAAGTGAATCAGAAACACCATTGTCTCTTAATTCTCTGTACTTTTCATAAGCACTACCATTATTTATGATATCAATATAATGCTGTACACTATCACATTCATGCATATAGACTCTTACACCCCATTTTTTAGGATTATTACTAGGTAACATATGTGGCTCTCGTAGGTCGTAAGTTCTCACACCAAATAGGTTTTTACCCTCTAATGCAAATCTACTATTACCCCAACCACTCTCTAAAGCCGCCTGAGCTAGTAATATTTCAAAGTTTACAGGTATTACATCTGTTGTAGTATTGTAAATATAGTTTACACAAGCACCAACACTATTAATAAATGTTTGATTATTTTCTCTTTCAAAATCTGGTCTTGTTACAGATATGATTTGTTCTAATGCGTCAACAACTTCTTGTGTTTCAATCTCGGCAGCCTCTATACTATTTTGTTTGTAAGTGTGCCATATACCAAATGAAAATGCAACAATAAAAACTACCACTAATGTTGCAAATACAGTTTTAATTTTTTGTATCATTTAAGCCCTCCGTATTACAATATAATCATAACTAGAAATAGACTCTGGTTCATTTTCACCGTACTCTGACCAAGTACCGATTTCAATGTTCTTATTCTTCTTTTGAAAGAATTGTAAATCATTGTTATTCATATATTTAGACATGGTCTTAAATATTTTTTCTGATTGTTTTTCTGTAAAGTTGTTTAATACATCTGTAGCCCAATTACCAGTATAATAAGTAATTGTCTTATCATTACCGTTCATAAAATTATCTAGTTTTTTAGGTACAGAATTGATGACCGACTTTAGATAGTGGTCTAGTTCTTTTGATTTTCTCGCTTGTGCCATAATATAGTTTCCCTTCTCATTATAAACCTTTGATTAAAAATTTCTGAATAACATTTTTAGTTGGTATAACAGTAGTATTACCACCATCACTTAACTCGTTATGTTCATCATAATTATAATCACTCATTAATACATGTACATCTTTGGTTTCTTTTACAAGCCAACCAGTAGATACACATATAGCAGGTTTGCTTTTCTGAATTTCTTTCAGAGTTCGCCAACCTGAATCACTTTGAATATCCTCCCAATACACCATATAGAAATCAAACTCAAATGGTATGCCAGGAAGTACATCTGATTTTAGTCGTTTTTTAGCCACTTATTTCCTCTTTGTACATTTCATCTGCTTTCATTCTTAATTCAGCAGCTATACTTTCTAAAATATTTGGCAAATGTTTTTCAATAACATCTGTCATTTCTAAAGAAAATTGATATGCAAGTTTAGCCATTTCTGCCTCTAGTACAGACATATCTACACCGTTACCACTTATGTTTTCTTTTATAACATGAGCAACAACAGCTGTGTTGTAATCATCTGCTTGTACTGATTTTGCAAACGCATTTAAACCGAACCACAAGACAGCAAGTATTAATATTAGTTTTTTCATAGTATCCTTTCTTATATTTATTGGTATACTATACACTATATTAACTCATTAGGCAAGCGTTTATTTCGCTTTATTTTACTTGTTTTTTTGTGATTTTGTTCTATTTTTGTTCTGGTTCTGGTCTAACAAATTTGTCATTCCAACCAAATGCTTCTCTAACAACTGATTCGGTCAAACCTTTATACATCTTATTCAATGATTTGTTTTTCATACCAAGTAATACCTTAGCCTCGTCAGCATGTAATCCTTCTAGGATTTGAATAAACATAGTTTCTTTTTGTGTCTTTGTAGTTTCAGCGTCAGCGCCTGTTACAAAATGCCACAATCTTTTTGCTTCGTTTCTTAATAGACCATGTTCAGTACCAATTGGTGCCTCATTAGCAATATACGGTGGGTTACCCTCTGGCAAATCCCATTTTATACTAGGGTCAAATGCACCTTTTAAAACTTGTCTTAATGGGGCATTATCATATTGTTTTAATACTGCAACCTTTTTAGGTTTATCTTTTGCGTTGTTAACTTTTGTTAGAACCTCTGAAAACAATACTACACTCTCACTAATACCTCTAGTACCAGCTACAGCTTCCATTGCTTTTGGATTCATTAAATTTGGATTTCTTGTTGGTTGTGCCATAATTTCTCCTTCAGTTTGAATATATACTCATACTTTTATTTATCCTAGATTTTTTATGATTATATACAATACAATTATTGATAATGGTACGCCTATAAAAAATAAACCTAGCATTAAAACTTTCTGACAATATGTCTTCTTAATGCTCTAGTTAACTCTTCCATTTTATCTATAATTGCAATTAAACTAGGGTCTGTAATATAATTTCTTTGTTCTTTTAATTTATCGTATTCTTTTAATGAAATCTGCACCATTGGACTTGGTGGTGCCGCTTCATTTTCCATACTTGCGTCAAGAGCTCTTTGTCTTTCATCGCTGTCTGTCATAAAAACCTTTTGGTTTACCAATTAGTGAAAAGGGCCCCATTGGGCTCCTTT